ATGTTCCATAAGGATGAACGTACGTTACTTAGAATTTGTACTTAAGACCAGCCTTGGTGCCAACGCCGAGACCTTCCAACTCCAAACCTTCTTTGGTAGCAGCAGAGACTTCACCGTATGCGCTAAGGCGCTTAGTGACTTTGAACTTCAGACCGGTTTTGCCAGATGCAGCACCGACTTGTTCAGCATCATCAGGAAAACGAATCTGAGGACCGCCTTGGATATACCAAGTAGCACTGTCACCGAGCTTGTTTTCATAGCCCACGTGTGTATCAAGAGTGGCTGATTTGTAGTCTTCACCAGACCACTTCTGCTTTGCTTCGAGGTTTACATAAGGACCAGCGATAGCGGGAGCAGCAAAACAAGACACCGCGAGGGTAGAAAGAGCAATGTTTTTCATTAATTTAAATAGTGTGTGTATAATTAGCCGACCGCCGGAGCAGTGAGAGCAACAGGTGCACTCTCTACACTAGCCAGGTCGAGGGGGAAATTGTGAGCATTACGCTCGTGCATGACTTCCATACCGAGACCAGCTCGGTTTAGAATGTCAGCCCAAGTGTTGATGACTCTACCATCAGACGCTTGGATCGATTGATTAAAGTTAAAGCCGTTCAGGTTGAACGCCATCGTAGAGACACCAAGAGCGGTAAACCAAATGCCAACAACAGGCCAAGCGGCCAGAAAGAAGTGGAGACTCCTACTGTTGTTAAAACTAGCATACTGGAAAATAAGCCGACCAAAATAGCCGTGCGCTGCAACGATGTTGTACGTTTCTTCTTCTTGTCCAAATTTATATCCTTGGTTTTGGCTTACGTTTTCAGTCGTCTCTCGAACCAGTGAGGACGTAACAAGCGAACCGTGCATTGCAGAGAACAGCGACCCACCAAACACTCCAGCAACACCCAACATATGGAAGGGGTGCATGAGGATATTGTGTTCAGCTTGAAAGACGAGCATGTAGTTGAACGTGCCACTGATACCCAGAGGCATACCATCACTAAATGAACCCTGACCGAAAGGGTAGACGAGGAAGACTGCAGTAGCAGCAGCGACCGGAGCAGAGTAAGCAACAAAGATCCAGGGCCTCATCCCTAGTCGATAACTAAGTTCCCATTCGCGTCCCATGTAAGCGAAGACACCAATGAGAAAGTGGAATACGACGAGCTGATAGGGTCCTCCATTGTAGAGCCATTCGTCGAGGCTGGCTGCTTCCCAGATGGAGTAGAGATGTAGTCCGATTGCGTTGGAGCTGGGTACGACTGCTCCTGAGATGATGTTGTTTCCATAGAGTAGAGACCCTGCAACGGGTTCACGGATGCCGTCGATGTCAACGGGAGGTGCTGCAATGAATGCAACAATAAAGCAAGTGGTCGCTGCCAGTAGACAAGGAATCATGAGGACACCGAAGTGTCCTACATAAAGCCGGTTCTCAGTGCTGCTAACCCACTCACAATAGCGGTCCCAAATAGACTTGGGCCGTTGTAGTGCGATAGTAGCTGCCATTTAATTAAGCCATTTTAAGTTTGTTTTTCTTTGCGGTCTTTGCAGACCGGCGGAAGTTAGCTGCAGTGGGAGCACCCTCACTGCCAGGCTTCCTCATTTTTTCACCACTGCCTTGTGCAATACGCTTGCGCTTGGCGTGGATGTTTGCGTATAAGCCAGGTTTAGCCATTTAACATTTCCATTTACGAAGGGCTAGTGCCTTACGGGTGGGCTTACCATTCTTTCGCATCGGTCCTTTGTTGCCTTTCATACGAGCACAGAAGGACCGCTTGCGAGGACCGCCACCAGGCTGGGGAGCCTTAAGGTTTGAACCAGTCTCCCTATTATATTTACGCCGACCGGCAGCTGTCAAGCCACCGGTACGCGATTTGTGTTTGCCAATCTTCAGACTGACAGAACGTGTACTACTTTTTGTAGCCTTTGCCACCTTTCTTGCCTCCGCAAGATCCTTTGCCTTTGTGTGCCATTACGCCATCTTAGACTTCATGGAACGAAGTTTCTTAAAGTCAGCACCCTCCATTTTTTTAGGGTCACCAGACATCTTAGCAATCTTCAGTTGTGCAGGGGAAAGTTTCTTTTTCTTAGATGGGCGTCCTACTTGGGACCCATAAGTTCCTTTGCCTTGTGGCATTACCATACTCCAGGGATAAGTTGACCAGTAACTGCATACGATCCAATCGCAGCAATCACACCGAGCATAGCCAGTCGGCCATTGAGACGCTCGGCGCGTTCGTTATGAGGGATGGAGTTTTCGTCGATGTACATACGTGGTTCAGTGGGCCAGATTTGGGTGTCGTTCATTAGAAGTTGATTTCGGAGCGATCTAGTTTGTTAATAACATCTTGCCGGTATGCAGGATCATTGTCATACCGTGGATCATTCATTGCTTGGATAAGCTCTGCTTGACTGCGGAAAACTGTTTCAGCAGCAGCAGGCTTACCTTGCAAGAGGTTGCCGTCCTGTCCCATAGCGTCTGTGTATCGATAGTAAAGTGCTTGCAATGCAAGATTGATTTGTGAAATGTTACCAGAGTCAATCACTTGATCATAGGCTTCAATTTCAGCATCAGTGAAATTCTCTTGAGCCCAACCAATGAGGTTGCCGTACTGATCCTGACCACCAACAGCTTGGTAGACAGCGTTCATTTCAGCGTCACTCAGATCACGTGAGTCAGTAAAGTTACCTTCTTTCATGGCATTGAACACATCCATGCCATTCATGTCGGAGATCTGTTGAGCTAGTTCTTCTGAGAGTTCTCCACTTTCTGTGATTGCTCGCTGGGCTTCTGCCAGCCAATCGACTTCAGGAGTTTCTTCAGACTCTGTTTGCACATTTTCTTCTTGACTCCCGAGTTTCTTTTGCAGCTCAAGGTATGCAGCTTCTAGCTCTTCAGTATTTTTATACTTACCAGCCAGACGTTGCTCATGAGCTTCCATCATCTCTTCGCCAACGCGGAGAGAATCAGCGATCTCAGTGTTATGAGATTCCATAACCTCTTGACTAACACTGTTGTCTGATGTAAAAATTTCTGCCATTATTCCATAGGTGGTTGTCCAGCTTGTGCTTCTAGTTGAGCAGCAAGTGCTGGGTTTTTAGATGGATCATTAATGGGAGCTGATTGCATAGATGCAGACTGCTTCATCATTTCCATCTGTTGTTCTTGTTCAGCTGAAGCTTGTGCTTCTTGCTGTTGTTGATCCATAGACTTCACAAGGTTCAGTACATCGATACCTTGTGCAGCTGCCAGACGTTTAATAAATTCATCTGGATTGAGGAACTGCATCATACCTTCTGGCCCAATAGTCTGAGCAATAGTAGTGATGAAGTTAGTCAAAGACTCACGATCTTGGCCGCGACCAAGTGCGTTGATGCCTGCTACAATGGTAGGCTTAACTAGGTTCTTTGGATACCTAGGCAGCTCACCACTGCGTTGCATCATCATGAGTTTGCGGTTAAGATATGGTACAAGAAACTCAACAGTTAGCAGACTAAACAGTCCACCAAGCTGTTGCTCAAGTTCCAATTGTGTAAGGCGTACTTCTTCTGCGGTAGTCCGTTCAGACTGTCGAACAGTCAACACTAGGAATGCCTCAGAGATGCGACGTTCCAATTGCTGCATCTGTTGCATTGCAGTTTGGAAGTCAGCAGTCTTACCAACTTGTACAACCGATACATCCTCTGGCCTACCTTGAATGATAGCACCGTTGCCAGCTTTGCTCAGAGTCTGTGGTTTAGTGGTCGATGATGGTGACACTAGGAAGACTACTTTAGCAGCTGCTGCAGAGCCTTCTGTGATAGCCTGAGAGAGTGCATTGAGTGACTTAAGATCACCGATGAATTCCTCTACCCTACCACGTCCGTAGTTCTCTCCATCAACCGCATTGAATCTTAGGACTAGCCATGGCGATGTCTCCTTAGGTGCTTTACCCTGTGTGCCAGGGACAACACGATCGTATACTTCTTGATGCCACAGCCAACGATTGTTCTCAAGCCGTACGTGTGTATAAACTTCTACATCTTCACTGTTGCTATTCAATGATCCATCATTTGTTTTCAATGGATCTTTGATAACTTCAGCTGGTAAAAGTTTTTTGTTAATTAGTTCTTTGGTTACGATCTCAATTACGTTACCGTTGCCATCACGTTCTACAACGTAGCGGTTCAATGGGTAGTGCTTAATCCCATCCTTACTCATAAACAACAAAGCGTTGCCACCAACAACAAGATGTTTAATAGCTTGGTGAACGGTAACACGATCGCTAGAAGCAGCGATAGATTCCATTACCATACGCTCAAGTTTGGCAAAACTAAGATCAAGTTCAGACCGAATCTCAGCAGGGATTTCAGTCCCAAGCTTTTCATCAGCAATTTGTAACTTGAAGAACGTAGTCTGAGGCGGCAGCAGAGCCAGCATCAACTTAGATGCAAGGGTAACTACCGCCTTAGCGCCTACGCTTTGCCAAGGTTGTGTGAGAGATTTATGGGAAGTCCTATGCTCATCACGTTGGATGAGATAAGGAAGTGTAAGCTCAGAGCATTGAACAGCAACGTCTAGAAACGATGTACGGCCACTGCTTAGTGCATCGTACCTCGATTTAGCTGTCATCCGAAACTCCCAATGTTTAGACCAGTACCTCCGCCACCAATGTTGCCTCCAACTAGCTTGTTAATAACAGCTTTAGGAGCAATCCTCAGGCTAGCAAGGTTTGTTTTTTTACGCTTGCCTTTAGGGCGACGAATGGATTCACCGACAGAAGCGATGGTAGCATTAGTTTGTTGAGGTGGTGCCGGTGTAGCAGGAGCTTGAATACCACCACCGAAGTGATGCTTCATGCTGATGTCATACAGCCCAGGGTCTAAAGGCATACCATTACGGTTACCTTCATAAAGTTCTGACTTAGTGTAGAACATTAGTCTTCAGTAATACGTTGTTTGATCCATTGAATAATGGATTGTTGACCAGCCGTAAACATGATGTGTTGGATCTTGTCTTCTGGTCCTGTAAAAGGTGGTGGAAAGGTTTCTTCTAACTCTGCCAACAGCTTCTCAGGTGTCAGAAAGTTAAGCATATTGTGGGAGGTTTTGATTAGCGTGTTCAAAGAAGGCAGGCATACGAGCTCGCTGTGTGTCAGCAAGTTGTGGTGCTTTACCCTCATACATCAGCCGATCGCTAGAATCGAGCCAAAATTTTTTGTCCAAATATTTATCTTCAGACTTGCCTAGTGGTTGCATGACCCAGGCAATAGTCGCCTTACGAAGTTTATCCAAAGACGGCGAAGTTTCCAGCCCAAGCTCTCTACATACCAAGCTATTTGTTGCGACGTGAACTTGTTCGTCTCT